GGTATTCCGAAGTCAATCGGTGAAGTGATTATAGCATCCTCGATTATCTGAATGAGGACTGGCTTTATTCCTTCAAGGCGTTGACGTGATTTTGCGCTTAGTACTGGCATCTTTTCGCGTGTTGTTGGCGTGTCATGGTTGCTTTCATGGCCTTAAAATTAGCACTTTTCTCACTCTTAAACATAACGGGTCTATTCAAGCATCCCTATTACTGGGCTACCTGTTTAGCAAGCGTCTAACTGAGTGTATCCCTTCAATGTGGTTATGGTTGCCCATGCATCACACATTTAAGCGAAGAAGGCTTTTCTCTATTCACCTTATCCGCACCACTCAATCCTCCTTTACGTTGACACCACCGATGCTGTGGGATGCTTTACTGACCGAGTTGTGACCGTTAGCACATTGCTCGGATTAGGAGTTTTCAACTTTTCAATGATGGTTGAGGTGGTAGGCTCTGCTACGTGCCAAGGGTCAACCGCTGTAACACCCTTTTATGTCTTGTTCTGCTAAGAGTTGGGGGCAGCTTTCGCACATCCCCCATGCACTTAGCAGAGCGCAGCAAATGTAAGGAAAAAAGAAACCCCACCGAAACAGTTTAGAAAGCTGCTGGTGGGGTTAACGCGGATACGGCACAGCGTCAAGGCTTCTGTAGTCAACAAGCCAAAGGCAGATTGAACGGCAAATCTAATCATTTCCCCTGCCCCCGATACGCCTTGAAACCTTTGCCGCGATATTTCCGATGCCGCCCAAGTTTCCTTCGCACTCGCTTTCTATACTGCCCTCCTGTGGTTTGCTTAGTTGCCATTGATATTTCCGTCTTGATCAAAGTCTTTCAGCTTGGCTAATATCCACTCTGGAATCAGCCCCTTCTTAATTGCGCCAAGGTTCTCGATAATGCTTATGGCCTCGCGAACAAGTACGGCAGCATATCCCAATGTGCCTACCCAATCAAACGCCATCTGTACCGCTGCTTTCTCGCTGAACGATTCGAGGCCGTGCAGCACTATCACGAATGCGCCATAGACGAACACCTTTAGCATTACGCCCGTAAAGCCTTGCGATGATACCGTTCCGCGTTTCCATGCCTTCACAACGCCTGTAATGGTGTCGAGGACGATGAACACAGCCATGAACGCCATGAACTTCCAGTCGTTGAATATGAACTCCTTAAAGAACTCAAGGCAAGGTGCAAGTATCGCAGCCGCTAACATGGGCAGCTTGAATTTCGCAAACGTGAACTGTTCTTGCAAGTTGGTTATCAACTCATTCATTCTCATTGTTCGTTTCCATTTGGTTTAGGCGTTCCAATTCCTTTAACCAATCGTTATTATTTATCCAGTCATTACCTTCAAGTATCTGCAATGCCTCATCCGATGTAACTATTTCACATTCTATATTAGACAAAAATTCGGGCTGTGATTCATTCCAATGCACAAATATCATCGACCCATCCAGTGAGTAGCGAAGCGTATCGACCGCTGTCTCATTGACCCGATCAAAGTCAACCTTTGGCAACTCTGCTACTGAAAAAAAAGCATAGGTTATCATGGGAATATCGCCCTTAATGAGTTGTAGTTTGCGGTTATCTGTGCCAACGATAACGCGGAGTTGTTAAGCAGAACCGCACCTATCCTACCCTGTGTGAAGTATGAACCTGCACCCATTATGTTCAAAGTAGATGCCAACGACTGAATAGATGTTATGGCAGCCGTTGCTTGTGCTGTCAATACTCCGTTCAAGTAGTATTTTATGCCGTTAGCTGTGGTAGTTCCATCCCAAGTGAATGTTATCGAGTTCCATGCGCCATTGTATATCGCTGCTGTTTGGGCAATAGAGAGGATAAGCGCGCTCGTAGTTATCCCGCTGGATAGCTGCAAGTATACCTGATTCCCAAATCGACCTATCTCGTAAACCTTCACGGACGAACCCCCGAAATACTTATTCGCGTTATCACTCTTTGATATGATGCCCCCGTCCGTTATGTCCGTTGACTTTATCCACACCGTGATGCTGATAGCCCCTACTATATCCAATGATGCAGAATCAACTGCCTGCGCGTATTGATTCGTCCCGTTGAATAGCATACTCTGCCCGTCCCAAGTGACCCCGTTAACCAATGTAACATCGTTATTGCTTACACTAAGGTCGTTCCATGCCGTTCCTGAACCTGCGTAGCTGTTAGGGTCAGAGGCATTCACATACAAGACATTAGCGGTGATGGTCACAAATGACGTGATAGATTCACCACCTATGTTGAATGCACTTGCCGCAACGTTGTTATCGGCTTGCACGTAGATGTCAAAGGCTCCAAACACGCTTACCGTCCAAGATATTGCTCCAAGTGCGTTCTGACCGATATACTCTATTGAGCCGTTCTGCTTGGCAAAGAACAGGTAATTGGTAGGGGTAAATCCTGTGGGTGTCGCTGTAATAGTAATTGATGTGCCTACTTGCGGATTAGCGTTTGAAACGGAAACGGATAGCGTAGGGGCTGCACTTGTAACCTCCCACGTCTGTATTCCCGCGTTCCAAGTTCCCGATTGTGTGCCGTTCAGTGTCACGAAGATATTAGCGTCAACTTCGGCCTCTTGATCCGTTACCTGTGTGCCGTTGATGAATGTGGCGTTATTGTCAATTACCCAATCGCTGCCTTGCTTACTACCTACTTGATTTGCGCCTCCGTTGACAACTGGAACGTTTATCGCGCCTCCACTTGGGGCTGTGCCGAATGGGGCTGTGTTGACGGTTATGGTTGCATCTGCGCATGGTTCGCATAGTGCAGCCTCTAAACATGCGACCTGCGTATCGGTCAACCTTGCAACAACCGTAGGGTCGCAGAAATTGAACAGGCGAAGAATGTCGGGTTCATCAGTACATGCAGAACGAATACATCCCTCATCCGCAAGTACGTTAACAGTTACATCCATTGCAATGAATGCACGGGAATAGTCAGGCTCAATTCTGCCAGTTCCATCGGTTTCGTCCGTCCATATCTGTTCAGGATTTGTAGTCCACGACCCAGACGTTACCGTTACTCGTGAAGCCTGTAGGAATGTTCGTAGGTCGCCATTTCTGAAAGTAAGAACGCTTGCGAGTTCACGCGCTAATCTATCTGGAGAATAAGAATCATCCGTCACTACATCCTGCCGCCTTACCATTGCAACCAATCGGAAAGGAAGATCAATAGAGTATAACTGCTTTTGGCCTAAATCATTGGCAACAACGGACTGCCCAAAATCGCCATTCTTTCGGAAGTAAGCGAATCCTGCTGAATCAAATTCGACAAGCTCCAAGTCTCCACCACCCACGTAAGTTGCAGGGTAAACGAAATCACCTTCTTCGCGCGGTTCCTTCTTTTTCTCCACCAAACAATAAAGCGAATGAAAGTACCCCGTGCCTTCGAGTTTGGCGTTCAAATATGATATGATAGTCTCTACCATCCGTATGTCTTTAGTAGCTTCATCATTTCAAAGTTTCCCACTTTCTGAAATGTGTCTCGTTCTTCTTGCGTTGGCGCGGTTACTTCGCCAAATTTACGTTCTAACCCCGTAAGTTTATCAACGTTTTCTTGCCTTCTCAATTCCTCTTTCCAAAGCTGTGGGCTTACTTTAATAGGTGGTGAAGTTGGTGGTGAATCGTTGTTTTTGCTTAGTCGCGCATTTGCAAAATCTGATTGAAGGTCGTTCGTCAATCTGAAATTAACGATGTTTGGATTGAACCCCTGCTGTCGCTTCAAAGCGTAGTAACTTGGGAACGCGGTCGTCTTTATTCGTTTGCCAGTCTTACCCCTATGCGAACCTGCGCGCCTCAAATTCTTATCAGCCACGTATAGCGGCTTAGTTCGATTGTATGAGCCTATCGAACCACCCGCACTGTTCTTACCCTCGTGAAATATCCTAAGCGTCCGCATTGAGTGTACAGTCCTTGCTGCAATTTCCAAAGGCTTACCCAAGCGAATCTGTGCCTGTAGTTGGCGTTGCTTGTTGACCCATTGTGAAATCGTCAGTTCAGACATAGTTCAATTATTACCGATCCATTCCAATACTTTGACCATAGCTTGTAATGGCACTCAAATACACCTGCGCGAAGTGCCGTCATAGCATGGTTACGTATTTACTCGTTCGCTTGCAAAGAAAGCATTTCGGGTCACTTGGCGGGGTCATCGTGGAGAATAACCGAGTCATTGCATCCGTGTATTTGTCGTGGTACATTAGTTGCCGCTTTTCGACAAGTGTTCTGTCGAGTTTCGTTTTCACGTTCTCCCTCGCCGTCTGGAATAAGGCATACTCCATTGTCAACTCCGATGTTTTGCATAGCACAGCAATAGCGAGGTTGGCGCGTATTGAGCACAGCCATGTTGCGTGATCGCATTCGACATTATATCGAACCTTCAACCCGCCCATATCGCTTGCACCTAATGCGGTGTTATTGGTCACGACCAGTGCAGGGAACTTCACCTGCTTGCCGTTCACTGCGTTATTGCAACTTACCCATCCGTTATTACACCCCGCGCATCCGTCACCATGCAGTCGCGTTCGGTATCCGTTCTTTCCAGTGGCATCAAATACAATAGCTATATTCCTGTTCGGGAATAGCCACTCCACGTATTTCGATGTGATGCCCCCAGCTGTTGTCGCAATCACAGTGCTTTCAAGGGTCACGCCTGTGTCAAGGTCAATCGCTAAAACGGTGACGTTGCCTGTGTAATCAAGGAATAGCATTAACTCATTAACGCGGTAAGTGAGATATGTGTTCGGGTCGCGTCTCTTTAGTGCAAGGCCGACAAGCCCACTTGTTACCTGTGATGCCTCCAAGTCCTCCGTCTCCTCACCCGCCACATCATTTACCACAATGCTCGGAAACTTGTAGGACGGTCTATTGTAATCCTGAATCTCCGCTATTATCTGTTGCACAGCCAATGCCCTACGCTCACGAAAGAACGCCTCCACGCTTGCTTGTTCGTTGCTGTCAACTATCTGCGCAAGTTCGCTGTAATTAACGTAGCTGTTGAGAAAGACGCTTTGAGTAGACGAAAGCTCCGCGCATCCTCCTTTTAGTCCAAGTACATTTTCTATGCAATCCATGTCGTGAAGGTATTAAAAAGAAAAGAGGGGTCGGCATGACCCGTTACCCCTCTCAGTCACTCCCGAACAGAGTTTCTTATTACGCTGGGCAAGGCTCAGCGGTTGCGCAGTTGTCAACCTCGATACCCGCAAGGCCGTTAACGCCATTCAGGCGGTCGCCCACTTTGAACATGTCGTCTGGCAATGTGATCAGGTACGGAGTAGTGATCAACTTAACATTGAGCACATCGCAATCCCAATACAGACGAAGGTCAATTGGGTATCCGAACACTGGATCATTGATAACCGTGGCCTTTGAGCTGTCGTCACCTTTTACCAATGCAGGGTTAGCATACTTGTTCCAGAACACCACCTGCGCGGCTCCAAGGGCTTGGGCGATCGAGTTCTGACCACCTGCACCTGCTGTCAATGCAGCAGTTACGAAACGATCATAGAACACGCCTTTGCCATACTTTTCAAGCATGTCGCGAAGGTTGATTCCGAAGTCGGCAGTTCCACCAACAGATGCAGCACGTGCTGCCTTCAAAAGGATCTGATCACCAAAGATGCCAGCCTCACCGAATTGAGAAAGCAACATCGCCATATCAAGGTCTGACCACAATGAAGGGTTTGGTTGATATGTTTGGTTGTTGATCCAAGCCTGAACAATCAGGTTATCAGATGTCACGTTCTCCACGTTGCTTGCCCATTTGCCAAGTTCGGCAACGGTATCGGTTGCAATGCGCTGCGCCATTTTCAAACGCATACCCGCCAGACGCTCCTCGATCCTGCGAGCAATGTAAGCGTTATCGTCCTCACATACTCCGACAAGATCCATCGTATCCAACTGAAACTCTGACCCGATGTTCTGGGTGATGTCCATCTCATACGTTGCCACCTTGTCCTCGTTGCCTCCTTGCGCAGAACATCCATGAGTAAGGTTCTCTTGAATGTCTGACTCAATAAGGCGTTGTGAGTAGATTACCTCAACCGTTCGCGTCTTTCCACGGCCATCAGAAATGGCAATGTCAGCGGTGTTGTTCTGCGGTGAAAGCGTATAGGCCAAATGAGGTAATGCCTCCTGCGCCTTCAATAGTGGAAGCGGTGATGCCCAATGATCCTCGAGCATTCCTTGAATCTTGACACAGTCAATTACTGTATTTACGTAAGACATGATTTTAAGTCTTTAATGGTTGTGCTTAGACTTCATGGCTCCAAGCGGTGTACCAAAAAAGACGGTTATCATGCCCCCGTCATAGGCAAATTGCTGCTGTTACCCTTTGGCGTTAGCTGGCTTAATCTTGTTCCTTACTATCCCGTCTGAGTTAGTATCTAGCGTGAATTGCTGCCGCTGTTGCGTTTGCAAATTTACAGATTTTTGATTCGCTTTTGCAAGTAGCCCTTCTTTTTCTGCCTCAATCGTTAAAATTTCAATCGGGGTTGCAAATTCAGAGGCTTTTGCAGGGCTTTGAATCCTTTGGTTTGTCTTCGCGTCAAGGATTATAGCGGACCCCGTCTCATCGTCAATGTCGAGCTTGTATAGCTTATTGATCTTGGTGTCAAAACCGTCTCGCTCAAGTGGTCGTACCGTCTCGCTGAACTTGATCTGACCGTAGATCTCCTTCTTTGCAATGTCCAATTTCACACCCTTTACCGCTGTGGTCTTCTCGGCCTCAACTTCTGCAAGGCGTGTTTTGGTTGACTCGAATAGAGTTGAAAGGTCGTTCAGTTTCTTGTCCTTCTTTTCAATCTCTTTCTGCCATTTCTCAACGTCAGGGGCTGCTTTTGTGAGTTCTTCAAGACGAGTTGATACTTTGGTCTTTCCGACCTCAAAGAGCTTCTTCACATCATTCTTTGGTACTTCACCGTCCTCAAACTCAACGCCTATCTCTTTGAATGTGCGCTTGGCTTCTTGGAAGATTGACCCGTAAGTCGCACCCGTTATTGACGCTTTGATTTCAGGATCGCTTGTAGCCATCTCGCGGCTTATGTGTTTTTCATTGAACTTCGACTTGAACTCAGCAACGTCTTTAACGTCCTTCAATCCAAGGTAATCGAGTATTTCGCTTGCTTCCATTTTTGTTTTATTTCTGTTCGGGTTAGTGTTTACTGTTGGTTCGGTTTGCGGCCACGTTTTTTAGGTTGTACGGGGTCTGTTTCTTCGGTTGTTTCACTCGGCAACTCCGCAGCTTTAGGCAACTCAAACGGCAATGGAGCTGCCTTTCCTTTACCATGTCCGAAGTGTGGGAAATTGTTGGCAATTGAATAGCCTTCATCTTCCGTGATCGTGGGGTCTTCTACTGAAATCGTGCCGCCCAATGTTTTCTCCACCCGTTCAATGTCACCCGCCAACGCAGACAACAGAATGAAACGTTCTTTCGGGTTTTTCTTTTCGCGCGTGATCACGCATCTAATTAGTCTACTCATTCGCCTAATGCTATTCGGGTTAGTGTGTTTGTGGGTTCTGGGGCTAATTGCTCGGCCAATGTCCTTATGCTTTGAAGTTTTACTTCGATGTCCTTATTGATCCAGTCATGGTCTTCCATCATTAGCCTGTTTACCAATGTAAGGCCGCTATCGTGAATCAGTAGTTCAGCGTTAGTTATGGTTCCCTGTGCTTTACGCAAAGATACCACTTCGGGCGACATCGCCATGAGCCTGTCCGCAAGTACCAACACCTCAAATGCTTTGGCTGTTTCCCCCTCCGTGAAGAACATGTTTGAAAGCAAGCGATATACCAACGCATGAATAACAACATCGGGCGCACCTGCTTCACGGGCGAATTTCAGTTCTTCCAAGTAATCACCCTCCGTTTTGAAGTCGAATGATGACGGGTAAGTAAGCTCAACACGCGGGAAATCTTCGCGGTTAAGGAATTGAAACTCCGTAGCGTCAAGGATGAACTGGTAAAGGTCGAATATCTGATTAGATATGGGCAAGATAAAGGCATACATGGCCTTGTTGTCCTTGCTTACCTCTGTTGCGGTTGTGCCGTTAACTTGTACACTTGGCGGCTTCAAATGCAGCATGTCGCGTGCCTTTGCCTCGTTCCTGTCAACCACTTTCAGGGATAGTTCTGCGCTATCCGTAGGCGGTGAAGCATACTGCACAGGGTTACTTGCGGCTTTTGATTCTGATTCAATCGAGCTTGCGCGCTTGTATAGGTAGGCTCCGTATGGGCTTATCCTATTCTTTATTCCAGTGCCTCCACATTGACTGCACTTCTTACCACTCTTTGCGCCAACGCCATCTAATGTGCCTCGGATACAAGTGTAATCTTCATCACTGAAATCACACTCGTCACCTTCCATTACTGGCATCGGAAACATTAGCCTACTCAATACCGTCTGCATTACGTTCGCCCCAATCAAGGCAAAGTCAAGAAGGCCGACCGCTGAATAAAATGGAGACTGCCAGAATATCGTACCGTCATCATTCATTCGCGGCACACCCTTTAATTCAGTAGCAGGTACTCTTTTGTAATCGTGCGTGTACCACGGATAGATGTAGAATGATGGTGTCGTAGCCTTGCCCGTCTGTTCTATTCTCCATACCGCATTCTCATCGTACAATTCAAACACGCGCCCAACTTTCTGCTGCCTTGCGCCTAATTCGATGAATGTCTTATCAGTGGTCAAAACCATGTACCATTTACCCGCGTCTTTAGCCACAACCCTTTCACACGGAAAGTAAATAGGCAACGGTTTAAACGGCTTGGTGTCGTCAACAATCTGATACTCCTTGCCGTCCTCATCGGTGATATTCACCACGTCAAAGGACTTTGGTCTTATGGCAATTATTCCGTTCGGGTCTTTCAGCTTCAATTCTACAAGAATACTCTTCATGTAGTTCTCGATGCTGCCGAACTGCTCGATCTGGCTTTGAACGTAGTCTCTGAATGCCTCTTCTTCTGCGGGGTATTTTATGCCCCAATTGCTATCAATCAAAGCACGTTGCGCGGTCTGAATGAAATCTCCCCATACTGGATAGGTCGTGCATTTGTAATTCGCCTTTACATACTCCGTCTCTTCCTCTGTCTGTGAAGGTGAGCGTAGTTTGAACAGATCGGCAGGGAAGTAGTCGGGGTCTGAATGCGCTCGAATGCGTTTCTTTTGCTCAATGGCAAGTTTATAGCCCTCGTAATACTCTGGAACCTTTAGCTCTTTCGGGCTAAGTATCGAAGTCACTGAATTACCTGCCGCCTTTTCCGCTGCAAGTACTTGCATTAAGATAGCTTGAACATCCGCTATCGTCCGCACGGTTTGCAAGGCTTTGGCTTTGGTTTCGCTTTCATGGTGGCGAAGTTATGAATTATTTACCTATGCGATTCAACACCGAAAATGACATCCTCCCAATGTTCGCACATTTCGGTGAGCATACTTTCAAAGGTGTAGGTAGGCGACCACCCTAATTCAGTGCGCAGTTTAGTGGAGTCACCTTTAAGGTATGGCAACTCCTCGCTGCGTAGGTATTTAGGATTGACCGTAACATGGTCGTTGTAATCCATGTCGAAGTACTGAAACACAAACTCGCACAATTCGCGCACAGTATGCGTTTCCATCATGCTGCACACGTAGTCCGTTGGCTCATCTAATTGAAGCATGGAGTGCATGACCTTGACATAATCCTTTGCATGACCCCAATCCCGTGACGCGTCCAAGTTCCCCAATTCCAAACCTTTCTGCTTGCCATGTGCTATCATTGCCGCGCCCTTCACGACCTTGTTCGTAACGAAATCAACGCCACGCCTTGGGCTTTCATGATTGAACAGAATGCCGTTACTAAGGTGCATGCCGTATGCGCGTCTGTAATGCCTCACAACGTTGTACGCAAACACCTTGCTGCACCCGTAAGGGCTGACTGGGTTAAGTGGCGTTCCTTCTCTTTGGTATCCGTCCGCATCTACACTTAGCCCGAACATTTCGCTGCTGCTTGCTTGGTACATTCGAGCCTTTGAGCATACCCTCCGCATTGATTCCAGTAGATTGATAACGCCTACGCCATCGGTTTGAACCGTAAACTGTGGCATATCGAACGAAATCCTTACGTGACTTTGTGCGGCAAGGTTGTACACCTCATCTGGCATAACATCCGTCAATACCCTTTCAAGGCTTAACGGGTCTGTCATGTCACCGTAATGGGTGTAGAAGTTCGGGTTTAAATAGCAGTTGAACAGCCTCGGTGACTGTTGTATCATTGATGAAGATGCGCGAATAATGCCGTGAACTTCGTAGCCCAATGACAGGAGTAGTTCGGATAGGTAGCTGCCGTCTTGGCCTGTGCAGCCAGAAATTAGGGCTTTCTTCATTGGGGAAGATGGTAGCAAATTAGCTTTGAGAAGTTGAAGCATGTTGATATGTATTGCGCATGTTCAAACGCTTCTTTCTTATTCGTCTCTGTGACCTCCGCATCATCCACAACAATGTAAGGTACTCGCGCTATTTTGTACTTGCCACCCATCTTTGTTCCGATAACATTCCAAGCCGCTTTGCTTTGGGAATGCACAACTCCTGTCTGTATGTTCGGGTCTTTCATTTCGGCAAGCAAAGTATATCCAACTGATCATCTTCTAATCCTTGTTCTGCGTATATGTTTCGATACGTGTAGTCGTGTTCATTCAGCCATGTAAAGACCTCATCTGCTGACGTTCCTTGTCTTTCCAATGCGCCCCGATTGATTTCGAGCAGCATTGTCGGGCGAAATTTCGCTATCGTCTTTTGAGCACCGTTCAAAGCGCGTAACTCCATGCCCTCGCAGTCCATCTTAATGAAGTGGCATTGCCTCGCGTTTAGGCTGTCAATAGTAATGCACTGAATGCTATCGCCATCTATCGCATGACTTGCGCCTACGTTGTCGCTTTGGGAAATGCCTATTTTGTGTTCACTGTCGCTTATCCCAAATGGAATACAGGCCACGTTTTTATACTGCTCCATGTTGTAGGCAAGGCACTCAAAAGCGCGATCATTTGGCTCAAATGCGTATACCTCACCCTCACGTCCTACGCGGTTCACGTAGTACTCTGTATGGTCGCCAACGAAAGAGCCCACATCTAAAACGGTAAAGCCTTTGTGAATGTACGGGTCGAGCAATGGCAAACAATTTCTGTCATGATCGAGTCGGCCTTCTTGAATTATCCACGGGCAGATATGAGTGTCATTTTCAAGTAATGCTACTTGCTTACCGTTCGGGAGTTTGTGTAGTTTCATTTCTTTAAGCCGTCTATGTACGCTTGGCACTCTTCTTTCGTATTGAAAACTATGTACGGAGGGTTAGGCCATCCACTGACCTGTATTGGCCTTGGTGTACACTTGCCGAAATAGTACCACTTACCCACATAGTGTGGATCTGGATTTTCTTGATTTGCGCCTGTCATTTGATAATATACCAACTCGGATCGTCATCCTCCGTTACGTGAAGCGTATAGTCCTTGCCCTCGAAGAACTCATCTACTGCGGCCTTTACCTGACAAATGTAATCGTTTCGGTCAACAATGTGGTAATCGTGACCGCCAAATATCCCGCCTTTCTTGACCTTACCGAACCACGCATGAAGGTCATTGTCTATGTAAGGCCGCATGTGGTTAGCGTCAATGTAGACGAAATCGAGGCTTTCATCTTTGAACAACTCCGCGCCTTTGACGCTTGTGAATTGCATCATTCGTGCCCTTGCTCCGAACCTGTCCAACTTCTCACGGCAATACCGATAACAACCCAACCAGTCCTTTATTGCATCTGCATAGCCTTTCGGGTTCTCGTTTGGTACGTAATCCCAAGGATCAATTAGCCAAAGTTTGGAAAGTTGGCAGGTGTCAAGTATGATTTCTGCGTTCTCGCCGAAAGCAACGCCAACCTCTACACCTTCGCCCGTCAATTCCATCGCATCCAATACGTTACCGATGTCGTAACGTGTTTTTAGTTCGGTTAGCTTCATCCCAAGTAGCTGTTAATTTTCTTCATGTCCTCCGCTGTCAACCCCGACCACGACCACATCTGATCTACCTTATTCTTTGGCATGTGCACGGTTTCCGTGTCAATGAAGTGGTATTTATCAGCCTCGAATTTCTCCGCATACGCACCCAATACATTGAACTCGCTGAATGCACGATGTGGGCAAAGTTTAAGGTAGTGCCTCAATGTCATTCCATGAGTCGCCTCGACATGAGCGCAAGCATTACGCAAGGTGTCTGTACGGTAAACCAATGGCATCCTACGCATGTATTCGTAAGCCACTGGAAAACCTACCGCCTTTTCAGTTATCGGCTTCCACGGTGTTTCCGTGCGCTCGTATGGCGTTTTGTAGATGATAGGCTTGCCATCCTTTACCCACTCCGAAACGTCCACGGGTTCGCAAGCTATCACATCACTATCCCAAAAGATAACCGCATCCGCATCGGTATAAAGGTGCGCGTTCATCTTCGTGAACTGTTGCCCAATGTACCCGTCTGGCAGGTCTTCTACTTGAACGACTGACTCAGCCGTCAAATGTGATAGCATGGACGCGTTAGGTATAGCGACAACAATCTTACGGTATCCTGTTACGTGCTTATGAATTGATCGCAAGGAATGTTCTAACCATTTTAGGTCAGCATGGTACGTTCTGCAAAAAATATCCACTGTCATTTCGAGTGCCTTCTTATGTAGTTGTAAACTTCGCCAGTCACTTGTTGGGGCTTTAACTTATCATTGTATGCCTCAATCCATTGAAAGTGCTGCGTCATCTTCACCCACTCCTTACCATCATATTGCACGGGGTGTCTATGGTGAAAGAAGATCTCTTCACGAGCAATTACAACTGGTATGTTCTGCTTCAAGAAGCGATAAGGTAGCCAATAATCCCACCATGTTTGCCCCATGCAGAACATTGATGTCGGTATCCTGTCGTAATGGTTCTTATGAATTATGAACGCGTCAAAACCATGCGGGTAACGGATAGGCGTTTTATAGTCACCATTATGGTCTTCCCTATTCGCAATGACAAGGCCATTACTTGCCCAATCCAAATACCGATTCAATGCGCCCTGTTCGTCCTTTATCACGATGTCGGAGTTAAGCAGTAGCACCCGCTCAATGTCGTGCTCTTTGGCGTAGTTGATGAAGGCTGAAATAGGCACGTATGGGGCTTTGAAAACGCCTCGCATAGTGCCGTGACAAGGCACGAAAGTAACGTGCGGATATTGCTCTTTAAGCTGCTCTATTTCCGTTGGGCAATTGAACGAATAGACCTTGAATCCGTTATCTATCCATGACTGAACAGCGGAGGACTGCACATGACCCACCGCGTGACGCGGGGCAATGGAGGTCATGGCTATTTTCATTTCAACTTTGCCTTTCTGCGCACCAAAATTTCACTTCGATTCCCGATCTCACCTTTTACACTTACCACATCAATCGGGCATTCGTGCGTAAGGTAAAGAGGAGTATGCTTAACGGGGTTTTTATCTAAAAACTCCTGTATCTTATCGCACGGGATGATGTCCATCTGTTCGGGATGTTTACTTCGGCTAAATTACTACAATCCCAACAACTCACGTTCAACTTGTGAAGGCTCGTAAAAACCCAACTTGATAGCTCGTTCAATGTCGGCTTTCGGCACTACTGAAACACTCACGGGGCCAAGTCCATGCTGACAATTGTAGCCGCCCAAGTAGCTGAATATGGTTGCTTCATTGGTTCCTTTAGCCATACCCGCCCATCCTTTGCCAGTATTGCATACGCCCAGATTCTCACCTCTGCCCCATGACTGAATCTCGGTACGGTGGTAATACTTTGCGTTTCTGTTCTTACAAAAGCAGCGTGTGGTGTTGATTAGGCCACCCGTGAACAAGTACCATTCAAGTTCAAGGTCATCGGCAACGGTTGCGGTATACGCCCTATCAGTGGTTGCGAAAACGTCACTCGCATACGTTCGCGTGTAAGCCAATAGCCGACCGTCAACATCCACATTGCCTAATACAAAAGTTTGAAGTGCCTCGTAAGTGTCTGTGATTCCCGCGTTATTGGCAACTGCTGCGAGTAGTTGGTCTTTCAGTGGCCTGACGAATCCTACCTCCATGCTACTGCCTAAGATCAATTCCACCGCATCCGCTTGCCTTGTTCTGACCAATGCAGCCCCGAACTCTGTGGCGACCTCATCACCCGTCAAAGCCTTGAAATAGTCCAAAGTTATCGCGGCCTGTTTAGCCATTTCATCCTTGAACGCAATAGCCGCCTGTAAATATTCACCTTCACCCATTGCCTTTTTCAGCAGTGAATCAATGCGCTCTATCTTCGTCAGATTCGAGGCGGTCATATCTATGTTTCCGCCAGTTGTTGACAGGTCGCGAATGAGTGATTCAACTATCTTGAACGCTTCTACTTGAAATGATTGTGAAGCCGAAAGCAAGGCATCTGGTATGGTTTCCAGTCGCCTTACCTTTTCGTTCAGGATTTCAAGGAAGGTGGGCATTAAATTTCCACTAAGACGTATAAAAGATAAAGAGTAATGTCGCTATCTCCTGCTGTCGGATTAGCGGGTGAAGTAACTTCTAAATCCAGTCCGTCAGCAAATTGAACCGCGTTAGCAAATGCCGCAGTAACTTGGAATTGAAAACGTGCGCTTATGGTTGAATATAAAGCGTTGGCCGTAGTTTCCATTGACGAATCTCCACCCCCAATAGTCCCTATGCCCAAGTTCCCACTTGTGGCGTATTGCGTGGTGTTGAAGTCTATGAAAACCTCACAGCTTATCGGCTTCGCGTAGTATCCAGTTGGAACGGTAAGACCAAAAGGTTTTGACACGCTGTTTAAATTTTGCACTTCTGCCGCAGGAATTAAAAGTTTTGCAGATTTCAAGCATTGACATCCGTTCAGCTCGTTCACAGCCGCCACAAGGTCAGAAATGTCCACCCGATAAGGAATTCCATCTGGGGTAACTATGTAAGCGAATTGCCCCGCGTCAATTTCCGCAATGTTGGCCTGTGGTATGTCGAGTAACTGAAGTCCGTCTGCCATGTTATCCTGTTTGAAATGGTGTTTTTGTTCCTTGCACGTTGAAGCCTGTAGGCTTTCTATTGCCGTTGGTTGTAAGAAGGTTAGTGCCGCGAACAGTACACCCGCCAATACTTGTAGAATCCGTCCTGACATTTTCCGTTAACTCTGTTCTGTTGCTGAACCTCAAAACTACACCTCCCATGTCTACATCTTTGTCTAAAGATATTGACGGATACTCTGAATCTTCCGCGTAGGCCGCGATGTCGTTGACGTAAGTGTTATCGAATCCGCGCAATAACTGCATGAAGTCATGCACGTATTCGGGCGATCTGAATCCGAACTCAAATAGCTTTCTTGTGCGCATATGGGTTACTATTCTCTTGCCAGTACTGAACTCATACCCTGACCGTTCACCATCGTACCCATTCCCCCTTAATGTGCCTTCCAGTCTAATCTTAGGACTGAATCCAGTATCAGGAAACCCCATATTGAACTGATCCCTGTCGCCACACGCGTTGAAATACATAGTGCAGCTTCCGTCATCAATCAGCTTGAATGGAACGGTAGCATAACTTGGCGTAGGCTCTACCGCCTCCATACTGAAATCGGTAATCGTCACGCCCGTAAGATTATCAGCTGGAAAGTCGAATATCCACCGTAGATCACTTGGAAGTTCCCCCGAATGTGCGGACGTTAATACGTCTGTATATGTGCCGTCTGTTGCCCTTGTTGTGCCGTTGGCTATCCCTGCCCGAAGTTGGAAGTCATCGCCTACATTCAGACCTGTAACTGTGTAAGTGAACGTATAAGCAACGTTCGGGCAAATGACATTCGTCTTTCTGAACTGTGATTGTGAGGCCGCCCCCGTTGTGTTTATGGCTGTTATCGTTCCATCAGCGGGAACGCCACCCTCGCCCGACACAAGTATGATCTGCGTAGAAGTTGCGCCACCCCCGATAATGAAGTCATCGCCCATGAATCCGAACTGATCACATTGGCATGGGTCAAAGAATGCAAGGCGGTAACAGCCAGTAGTTGCAAGCAGTGTATTCCAGTCGAATGATACTGTCAGAAAGTTGCGGGTAACGCTGAACGTGGCCGCAATGTCTGGTGTAACAGTGTCTCCATCGGGTGTTTGTAGGTCAACACGAAAGCGGGTATTTATCGCCTTCAATCTAATGTTTCGCAAGCATGCTGCGCTATTGCTATTGACGAAAAAGTTGATGTTCGTTGCCCCGTTGCTATTGAATGCAATGGTTGTTTCTCCTGTGGTTGTGAGTAGCCCTATCAGCCCTAAGTTGGTGGACACGGCAACAACCCCCGCGAACATTTCCACGTCCACCACAAGCTGCAATATGTAGCCGTTCGGAAGTGTGAAGCTCTGCTGTATATAATCATTAGACCCGACCGCGCTGCATGCCTTGTTTCCGCTGAAATCCCATGTTCCTGACGGGTTCCAGTTGGTTGAACCACTTACGAACGTAGGATTGAGCACCATGTTCATGAACGAGGCACAAGCGTCAATGGTGAATTGAACCTGCGTAAGGTCGCTTAGTTCTATCAATTGAATCCACCCTCCATACTGCGCCAATGTGCAGTTAGTGCGATAATCAACAGGTAAAGGTTGGTAGGGTATCGGGTTCATCTTGTAACGTCTGCGAATTTAGATACAATTGAAACCTCTGCATCGCCTTCGTAAATAGGTCGGCTAATTTCGTCAATATATCCGAAAGCCTGACCGCTATTGTACGTTGCCTGAATCAGTGAATGCCAGTTGTTTCTAAACTGTCTCCACCATGTAGCAGGTATAGGGTATTTGAACTCTGACTTGAATAGCCAGTTGCTTTCAACGTCATACGTTTTTGTGATTTCAAATTCATCGTTGACCTGAAATGAACTACCTAACAGTATGTCCTGAGTATTGATGGTCATTATTGATAGGCGATCACCTGCATCACAGTAGAATGTATGGCTGCCTTCCCATATCCAGATACCGCCCTGAAAGGATAAGCCACCAATGGGAACGGCAATGTACTCTAATCCTAATGCGTTGACAGAATCAAACCTAACAATGAAGATGTTTGATATGAATGCGTAATCCAATCCGTTGGGCAATAGTATCCTTACGCTTACGGTATAGATACTATTGATAGGGCAAGTGTAGATAGTATTTCCGCTATTATACACCACTGATGGAGCAAGCGAGTAGTTTGCGCCCGACAAACTCATGTTGCCGTTCGGGTCAAACCCATTCGGAAAAGTAGTAGATGGAAACGTTAGGAATGTTCCCTCCGTAATAGACGAAATTGTTACATACGTTGGCGTGTAGGTCGTTACTATTTCAGCCCTTGCTGCGTTCTGATTTGCACCCAAGAACAAGAATATGGGGAACGGAACTGCGCCCACCCATCGGTCAGCTACATCGCTATTGAACAGACGCGAATTGTAATGCTGATATGCGGGGAATGCAGGTGTAGTATTTACAATGGTTTCATTGTTTCCGTCAAATATTACAAGGAACGTATCTTTATCGTACGTCTCAAAAGGCGGGTCCATCTGATTCTGTGGTTGCCCTGCACCGTAAGGTAGTGTACCCTGTATTGCATTCGTGTTTATGATGAGTGTTTTTAGCTGAAGGTCAAGTATCTCCGTGGTGTTACATCTACCGCCCAAGTGGTACTCTTCTTCCGTCCAACCCCTGAATGTGATAGGGCGATAAAATGCAAACGTTTCTGCATCTGTGGGGTCGCCAAACTTCATCAATTGGTAATAGCTTTCACGAACGCAAGACTGCTCTACTCCGTTAGCACTCGGAAGGGTAAGCAATGAAGCGGAGGACGTGTAGTATGACCTCGGCTCAATCCTTAACGTAGGCACGCCATTAACGTACTCAATGCTAAAACTGATATTGTATAGCTTGTTTACATCCTCATACAATTGCATCCAAGACAGATAAGGCCAAATGTCGTCATCTGGGTTTACATTCGATCCTAACCGAACGGAGTAGCCTGTTACCAGTGTCGGGTTCCTTGGCTCGGTCGGGTCGCTTGGGTTTGTCTCTGGGTTGAAGTAGTCAGATACAAATCCCATTTCACCGTCCGACATTGCAGCAAGTAGGAACTTGAAAGCATCGTAAACGCGAACCCCGTACCTGTTCGCGGGCGTTGGCGTATCTACTCCAATTTCATGCTCTTTGAATATCAGGCCTGTTTGTGTAACGGTTGACGCGGTAATGTCCACGTCATTCTTTGACCTCGGCACGTTCAGATAGAACTTGATATCCTTGTTGTTGTCGATCAATGACAGGAATGAAGCGTCAACAACCTCGCACGTCACTTTTGATAGGTCAGGCATCCATACAGCGTCATTCAGAAATATATTGCCCGTGTACGTGTCTATCCCGTTTCGGATAACCACCGTGCTTATCGCGCAGCCGTCAACAAATAACCTGTTACGTAGGTACTTGTATTCATCACCGTAAAAAGCCACATCACCATCGAACTGTTCAAGGT